AATGAAGATAACTGCATTCTCGTCAAACCAAATGGAGAACAAGATTCGGAAGATGGAATATTCTTTAAAAATGGAGGCCCATTTAATCAAGGAACATTCTTGACTTTCGACGAACAAGATCTCATTTCGGCAATGGAAACTGCTGAGACAAAAGTGGGACAAATTAACTCGCACGGCTCACTATTGGGACAAACTTTCACATATAAACGTGCCACCGATGAGATTTTAAGTTTAATTGGCTTGGCATAGCAAATGCTTTAATAAAATTATATGTATTTAACAGACGAATTAATCAATCAAGCATTTGGTTTAAAAACTAATTTAAATTCAAATTCATTATCAACATTGGCAAATCAAGGATATGTTGATGAAAATGGCTTCTCTAAAATTAAATTTAGAGTACCTGGATATGAAAAATCTGAAATTAAACTTAGTATTGATAAGGGATCATATGGCAAAAAGATTTTAAATATCAAAGCTGAAAATCAAGAATTTGGTATTCTGAAAATTTCAGAAACATTAAGTTCTACAGTTGACGAATCTTCAATTAAAGCTTCTCTAAAGAACGGTATTTTAACAATTAGTTGCAGCACTAATAATAAAACCATTCAAATTGATCTTGATTGATCAATCTAAAAAATAAAAAATAAGAAACCCGTCGAAATCGACGGGTTTTCTTTTTATAATAGCTATGCCATTATATCTTTATCAAAATGAAAAAACTGGAGAAGTTAGAGAAATTCTTCAATCAATGAATGATATTCATGAATATGCTGGAGAAGATGGAAAAGAAAAAAATTGGAAAAGAATTTTTACAATACCACAAGCATCGATTGATACAAAGCAAGATCCATTTAGTGCAAATGATTTTTTAGATAGAACTAAATCCAAAAAAGGCACATATGGAAATATGATGGATTATAGTAAAGAGTTGAGCGAAAAAAGAGCTTCAGCAATGGGTGGCGTAGATCCAATCAAACAGAATTACTATAAAGAATATAGTAAAAATAGAAGAGGCGCAAAACATCCAGATACGATCAAAAGATCATTTGAGAATAAACATGTCAAAATAGAACTTTAAATTAATGTTCTTAGATAGCTTTCGTCCCCATCTATAGATCCCTTTGGTAATAATTTCTCACCACCACTAGCCCTAATAACATCATACACAAGGTCGTTAGTTTTTAACTTAATTGCTTTTATTATTAATCCGCTTTTATCATCAGATTCAAAAGAAGCGCTCATTGAATAAGATATACTTTCATTAACGTTGACGTTATAAGAAAAATTTTCCAAATATATATTTTGAATAATAATTTCAGAATAATCTGAATCGGCTGAAGAAAAATCACCAATTGCAATTTTTAAAGAAAACTTTGAATCGTTTTGTAAAAATTGTGACAGTGTTTTTTTATTAAAATTATCTGTTATTCCAGATATTTGCAATGCGCCATTAACTGGATAAATGAACTCTCTATCAATTGGTTTGTTACCTTTGTTAAAATAAAAATTTTTATTTCTAGATAAATCTACTGAAATATTAATTGTTTGAATTAATCCACTTAAAAAATTTGATACGTTTGTAAATGGTAAGTTTAATGCATTAATAGACGAAGCGTCTAATGAAAAATTTATTACTTGATAAGTAATATTTTTCGATAAATTTTTTGAAGTTCTATCTCGCAACGATTCAATTTGTTTTTGAGATAAAATTATATTCTCTAAATTATTTTTATTTACGTAAAATCCGTGTGGATTAGGCAAGTATATTAAATTTGCAACATTTAATATTTCTTCAAAAGAAAACGATACATCTACTCTCGGAAGCGAGCCAACTGAATAGTTAAATGAATAATTTTCAATAAATAAGTTTGACAAAAATATACTCACCATATTTTCAGTGAAATCATTTGCTATTATTTTTGTTAATATCTCGCCATCTTTAGTTTCGTCTAACAACAAAAAAGCGCTTTTATTAAAAAAATTATTTTTTAAATTTGAAAAAACGCTTTTTTCTCCAGTTTCTGAAATATCAAAGCCTAGCATTCTTTCTTGAAGAAAATCATTTCTTTGAAGATAAGATATTTGTAATTTTAAATCATTCTCTGAATATATTTTTTTATCACTAATATTTTTTCCAATTGATTTTTGAGAAACTCTTGAAACATCGTAGCTCAAAGATGCGCTCTGCAAGAAATCCAAATAATAAAAATCATGTAAATTACCAAGTGCGCTTTTATCTAAAGCTAATAAACTATTATTACTTTTAAATATCATTATATAATACCCCCTCTTATATCTATGCAGATATTATTTTGTTCAGAAAAACATAAATAGTAAGGATTTGAATTAATTAAATTTTTAGCATAATATTTAACATAACCAGCATTATTTTGAATTTTTGCATCTGCATTAAAATTATCACTATTCAAAACGCTTCTTGATCCACTTGCATCACTCCAACATATTGAAGAAATAAAAGTAAAATCTGGAGATAAAAATTTTATTGATTTTTCTTGAAAATTTGCCAAATCATAAACAAAATAATAAAATTTATTTAATCCAGTTTCATTTACCTCTTCGCAATATTTCATTAAATTTGTAGAATATATAGGATCTTTAATATCAAGAAGTGGATAATTTGTTATAAATTTTATTGGTTGAATTCCGCTAAAAAGATAACATTTAGAAAAATTTAATATTCTTCCTGTTTCTGTTTGTCTTATACTTTCTGAATCAATATTTATTGAAAATTGATTTTGAAAAATGTTTGTATTTGAATTTTGCAAAAATCCAGATTCTACTCCAGAATACTGGCCATCTTCAAAAAAAACTGATAATTCTCCAGTAGAACCACCCTCATAACTAAATCCAGTTCTAATAAAATTTAAATTTTTATTTAAAATCTTTTCAGAGCAAATTGACCCAGATTCAAAATGAATAAAGCAATCTGAATATTGCAAGCAATTTACTATTGGTAAAACGTAAGCATAACCATCTCCAGATCTAGATTTATATGCGAAAGGTTCTACTGCAGAAGAAGATCTGCATGAAATTTTTTGATCTATAATAAAACTTCCACTTCCACTTGGGATTTGATGAGAGCAATCATAAAATTCATTTTCTAAATCTATCATTAAAAAATTATAGTCAGAAGACCCATAAGAAAAATTACAATAATCACACATATGTATAGACCCGTAATTTAATTCGCTTGCAATAAAAAACAAAAGATTATTTAGTCCATAATATCTGTCTAAATTAAATTTGTTATACGGATCTAAATACAATGTAACACAGTCATTTATTTTTGTTTCATATGAGGATGTTAAATAAAAGTTTGGAGATTCCAATCCAGAAGTAATGCTATTATTTATTTTAGGAATTTTAAAACAAACTGAATTTAAATTACAGCAATTAAAATTTAAATCAATTCCACTATAATTTAAATTTATATTAGTATTGCATAATCTTTCGTATACTTCTGAGTTTGAAATTATTTTAAGCTTGTCCAAACTCAATGCTTGAATTGGAAAATCTAAAACTGTAGAATTGTCATTAACTAATAAAGTTATATTTATATTTGATTCTGGAATTTCGTAAATTAAATCCTTATATAATACACAACAAACTGGATAATACTTATATTCAAGTCCGCTATAAAAATAACTTTTTTCAAAATTTCCAATAATAGGAACAAAGTATTCACTTACATCGCAATTATCCTTACATAAAATCGAATTGGTGCAAAATCTATTTTCGCAATAATTTAAACATACATAATAATCTGCTGGCTGATTGTCAATGTAAGCTTGATCTAAACAGCTAACTAATACAGAACAATTTACAAATTCTCCAGTAGAAAATTGATAGTCACAATCAACAAATTTTCCAGAAATACCAGTTGCAAATAAATGGCTAGAATCTGCAATTTCATAACAATAAATATACGGAAGTATTTCGCATACTGGTAAATATACATTTTCTCTGTTAATGTTTTTATTTTTTAAACTTGCTATTGAATATCCAGAATTTAAATTAAAATTTATAAAAAATTTATCTGTAGAATTTCCAGTTATGGAGTATTCAATATTTGGTTGAATGATACAAGATCCAGAAATTTCAATTATTGAGCATGGAGTTAAATTATTTATTAATAAAAGATTTTGATTAGAATCTCCAGATGTACCAGAATATTGATATTTAAATTTATATATTTTTTCTGAACAAAATTCAAAATCATAAATTAAGCGTAAATTTGTTTGTTCGCAAATTATTTTTTGAAAAAATCCAGAGTAAAAATTTTCTCCAGTAGGATATATAAAACATAAAAATCTGTCATTACAATATAAATGAACGCATTTAATATTAATTAAATAATTATAACTATTATCGCCAAATTGCGAATATGAACATATCCCGCTGTCGATGTGTTTACAAGATCCAGAAAATGACAAGTTTAAATCTAACTCATTATCAATTAATGAACAGGTAGAAAATTCTTGATAAGAATCAAATGGATCATAAGTCCATTTAAAGTCTAAAGATAAATCTGAATATCCAGTATTATTAAAACCAGAATTGCATGGTAAAAAATTGGAACCGAATGGATGACTTGTTGAAGTCTCCATATATTGAACATAAGAAAGAGATCCATTAAAATTATTAACTGGATTTAATCCATTTCCAATTATTAATTTATTTGTTCCAGAATCTGGCATTAAGATTCCAGAATTATTAAATCCAGAAAATATACATTTTAAATCTCCATTTATCCAAATTGAACCAGTGCAATTGTACATATCAACAGAAAAATGATTCCATTGATTTTCTTTAATTCCAGTTTTTACAAAAAAACCAGATTCAATTATTTCACATACTAATTCAGTAGAAGAAAATCCATTGACATATGAAACTGATCTATTTTGCCATCCAGAATCCAACACTCCAGTTTGAAGACCCAAAAATTGAATGCTTCCAGTTATTTGTTGATTATTTTTTTCAAAGCCGCTAATTGAAAGTGGTGGAAAAATTCTTGAAATACAATTGCCAGTATAAAGGGATTGATTTTTAATAAATCTAAAACCATACATGCACGCATTCAATGTATAGTATCCGTCTCTATAACCTATTAAAGCCTTGCAATATCCAGTGCATAATCCAGTATTTGATGCGCCAAAAACGCAGCATGAGTCAGCATAAATTCTAACGCAGCCACTATTTCTTGAAATAGCAAAATGTTGCCACTGTCCAGTTTTTATATATAAATTTGGTTGCCAATTATAGCAGTTATTTCCAATTTGAAAAGTGCAGTTTGAATAATCTCCAAGATGTAATTTTATTCCTCTAAAGTCAAAAAAAGAAGAAACATTTAAGCTATTTACTTTTGCAAAAAAATCAATCGTAAAATTATCTGTATTTAATGTATATTTTTCGCTTGCTTCGTTATTTATAATGCCTCCACAAAAAGTCGGGCCACCAACATTAAAGCAAATAGAATTTGTCGAAAAACATAATTCCTTATTTATCACATCTCCACTCCCAACAAAAATACACTCTTTATTAAAGCCAAGTAAAGTATATGGAATAGCTGAATCAATATAAGCAACACTTGTATTGCCAGTTCCGCTTGACATGCAATTTATTTTAAACCAAGTTTGAAAATTAAAATTTCCGCTTTTAATATTGAAACAATTGCAACCATTACCTCCAGACGGTATCGACAAATACTCATCGTCACCAATTGCTAAACTTAAAAAATTACCAGATGTATTAGGTGCATCATATGTTCTGCGAGTTCCAGAATATTCAATTGCAAAATTATTATCTCCACAATCTATATAATCTATATTAAAATTACAAAGATCATTATATCTGTAAATTGGAGCCCCATTAATGCAACACACAGGATATAACCCGCATAAATTTTGATTTTTTAAATTTGAAAAATTATAAAAATATCCGAATGGATATTCACCACTAGAGAAATAAGCAGAACCATCTTGGTCTATATTTAAATTTAATAAAAGTCCCTGTTTCGGCTCAATAACATAATTAGAAAAAGAACAAGCATTTTTATTATTTATTTTTTCTTTTTCATATTGAAAATATAATCCGCCGACTCCAGTTTCAGCAGAACAAAGATTTATATTATAATTTCCTATATTTCTTATGTAGACAAATGGTTTGGTTGCACCATTTAAAAAAATTGGTTTTTCACTTACAGCTTCTAAAATATAAATTTGAGAATTTTGAAGTGGACATATTTCATAAAATGGCAATAATTGATCACAAAATGAAATGCAATAATCTCCGTTAATCGATACAGGACTATTAAAATAGCTAGACTTTGAATCTACAGCAAAATCCCAACTAATATTTAAATTTTGAAGTGGATAAGCCATATTTATACTATATAATAATAATCATTTCCATTTACATTATCAATAAATATATTTGGATTTGGTTCTTCTATGATTTCCATGTCTATTGAATGACAGTTTTGATATTTAAATGTATGCGTCCATTTTGCGCAAATGAAAACTTTACTTGCCTTTAAAAAAATCGGATATTCGTAAATAAATCTTCTGTATCCACATTTTTTTTCTAAGAAAAATAAAATAGACCTACATTCAATATCGTCTATGTTATCAAATTTTAAAGAAGTTCTTTTTAATGCGTTTGAATTGTTTTTATGTTTTATAGTTTGTATGAATGAATTTTTAAAATCCATTTTGTAAAAATCTAATTGATTTGAAAGTTCAAATGGCAATTTATAATCATGCGTAAAATTTTTACTCCAATTTTCTAAAGAAAAAGATGTATTGGCGGCTATATCATTTTTTGCAAACCAAAAATTATCAATCTTACTGCCAGTAAAATTTTTTGCTAGTGCAACTTCTTCTGGATCAATATAAACAAATTGATGTTTCTTATAAGAATTTGCTGAATTAAATAACGTAACACTAGAACTTGTATTATTTAAAATTGAACTAGTTCTCCAATTTAAAAGAGGAGCTTTTATATAGGACAATAAAGATATATTTACTTCATTTAAATTGCTGCCCCCAGAATTTTTAGAAACTGAATAAGTTTCTACAACTCCTATTATGTCCTTGTAAAGATTGGAAGGATCATGAAATTTTAGATGTTTATATCCTCCAGCAATTTCAACTGTTTTTAATAAATTTCCAGCATCTTCATCATTCAATAAAAATCTAAAAGAGTAATTTATTGATATGTTATTTTCTGAAGATGGTAAAATCTTAAGTGAATTATCAACAGTTTCTAAAAAATTTAATCTAGAAGTAAAAGAAACGCTTGATCCATATACTGGTTTGTATATGCTTAAATCATTAATGTAGGAATATGAATCCTTAAAAGACGAATCTCTATTATAAAGAAATGGATTATTATAAGCCATAATATCCTAAAAAATTATTTTTTATTTCAACTGTATTTTGATTTGCAATTGAAACGTTTGAAGAAACTAATTTAGATTTTCTTATTGGTAATTTAAATAAAGATGATGAACCAGAAACTACAATATCAAAATCTTTAAATCCATCCGCATTATCTGGAATATCTATTATTTTAGAATTATTTGGAACTTTTGAATTTATAGAAGTTTGGATTTGCAATGGTAAAATTGGACAAACTTCAGTAGGTTCTCTTTGTCCTACAGAATAATATGGCTGTCTATTAATAGATAAATTGTAATCGAAGCTATATATATTATATTTTTGAGTTAAATTCTGATCATAAATACCAGATATTGTTATTGAATTTAATTTAGGTATATCTAATGTCATTAAATTAACTGATCCTCCATCAAAAAATTCAACTTGTTTTATGATTGATCCATAAGAAGAAAAACTTGTTGATATTTTAGGCAATTCGCCAACAGAAAAAGATGCTGAATAATTTTTTAAAAAAACATTAGAAATTGAAAAGAAATTTATGCCATCATAAATTCTAAATTCGCGAATTGGATCTGATCCAGTACAATCAAAAATATTATCATAATTAATAAAACTTCTATCGAAAGAAATTTCGATTTCTTCTGGAGCGTTTACGCTATATGCAGAATCAATTCCACCAAGCGAAAATCTAGAATCATAAGATAAACTCTTTTGAATATTTAAATTATTAATTCCATCTAATTCAAAAAAAGAATCTCCGTTTTTCCCAGATAAATAATATAGTTTATATTTTGATGGATCAATCATTACCTTAACATACCTCCTAATCTCTTCTCATCTCTTAGTACTGACAAGACGACTTCTTTAATTCTTCTTGCTAATTCTTTATTTTGTTGATCTTGTTTAGAATCGCTTTGGCTTTCTTTTTCGCCACCTTTTCCATCAGAATTTACTGATATATTAATTGTTCCAACGCCAGCTATTTTTTCAACTAATTCTTCTAATTTAGCTTCTATCCTAGATGTCATTTCACCAGAATCTCCACCAGTTGCACCAGTTGAATTTAATTTTTGCAAAGCTCCATATCCAGTTTTCTGTGCAGCTTCTTTAGATACTACAAATTCCCCACCGTTTAACATTGCTGGTACGTTATCCCCCATTCCATTTCCAGCCACATATCCACCAGCAGCCCTTCTTTGCCAAGAATATGGCGTACCCACTGAACCTTTGCTCCAAGAAACTCCCATTGGAGCAATAGCATTATATTGACCCATTGTTAATGGTTCGTAACTTTGATTTTTAGCGTTCCAGCCTAAAGCCCCACCTGGACTTGTCGCTGTGGCTGAAACTCCAAGTAGATTAGCGGTCTTAAATGCATTAGAATCAAACTTCAATGCATTTCCTAAACCACCAAAAGTTTCTCCATTTATTTTTGCACCGCCCCACATGCCAGTAAAAAATCCTGGTTTTTCAGCACCTGGTTGACCAGAAGCAAATGCTTGTTGAGCAGCAGTTTTTCCAGCCATCATTGAGTTTCCAACAGCACTAACCGCCATTGAGACTCCAGCACTAATAAGCTGCGACATTAATGCATTTCTTGCTTGCTTTTTAGCTTGTTTTTTTGCTTCCTCATAAGCTTTTAATTGTTCTTCATATCGTTTTTGATTATCAAAATCCATTTGGATTTTATCTTTCGAAGCTTGATATCCTTGAAAATACAAATCTAAAGCTTTATTTTTTGATTCTAAATATTGCGCATTTCTTACGTTGCCTTGATCGCGAAGTGCGAATAAAGAAAGATTTCCACTTCCAGCAGCTAAATCGATTGAAGCTCCACTACCACTCGATGAAATTTTATCATATTGAGTTCCAGCTGTTTGTTGTGTAGCGTAGGCAAGTAAGTTTTTTTGTCCTACTATCGCGCCTCGTCCATATGTTCCAGGCATGAAAAATCCGCCCTCTCCAGTCTGTTGATCTCTACTATAAAAATCAGTCTGAGCCCTTAAAATTGCATTTTGTTTATCTTCTTCAGTGCCTGTATAGTTATCAATTCCAATTGCTTTTCCATTTTCGTCAAACGATAAACCACCCATTCGAGTTTGACCATATGGCGTATATTTTGTAGGATTTTTAATTAAATCATTTAAGTCTGTTTCAACTAACCCTCCATTCGCAAATCCTTTTAATTTGCCAGCATTAAGTTTATCAAAGAAATCTTTTCCATATTTATTAACTGCATTCTTTTTAATAACATACTCGCCACCCATTAACATTGCTGGAACGTCATCTTTATTCCCAGAACCGCCTTTGATAATTCCTCCAGATGCAAAACCAAGCATACCAGCAACGCCAGTTCCAGGCTGCCCATTTCCAAAAAGTCCTGTAGTCAACTGATTTGCAGCTTTTGTCATTAATGCATCATTTATTTTATTGACGAATGCAGTTGCCACGCCCATTAATCTTTCACCTAATGAAGTTGTGGCGTTAGGGTCAGATAATGCTTTCATTGCATCAACTAATCCATCTCTAAAATTCATTGGAATTTGTTTTCCAAGAGTATTGCCGAATTCTTCTACTTGTGTATTTAATGCGCTCAAGGATTCTTTCATTCCTAAACCAAATTCTACTCTTGATCTTTCTGCAAAAATAGCCGCTTCTGTTTTAAATTGTTTTGTTTTATCTATACTTTCTTCTTGTTTTCTTTGGTCCAAAGGTTGCTCTAAATTATTTATTGCTCCAATAGTTTTTCTATCTAGCTTTTCGGGCGGTGGCGCAAATGGATCTAATTTAAGTGATAATGCATCATATTTATCTGCAATAGTTTGCAAATCATCTTCCAAAGTATTTATTTCACTTTTTAAACCTTCAACTATCGCCACATCATATTGATTTGATATGGCAGTTTCCAGTTCATTTTTTTTCTCATCAATTTTTTCTTGCAATTTATTTGTTTGATCTATCAATTTAAAAGATTCATCTTCAAAATCTTTCGTATATCCTTTTTGATTTTTGCCACTGTACAAGTTTGAATCTATAGCTTGCTTTTTAGCAATTGCGATTGGATTTTTTGTTGGCGCAGTTTCGCCAGTTTTTTCGCTTGGATTAATGTATTCAGCAGTTTCGATAACTATCTTTTTAAATTCTTTTGCTGCACTTATAATTGAAGATTCAAAACTTTTTTCATCTATACTGTATGCTTTTTCTAAAGCTGAAAGCAACTCATCTTGAGTTTTTGCATTCATAGCTTCTCGCGCAAGCGGCATAGTCTCTGGCCTTTCAGAAAGGCGCTGTACTACTTTTGATTTGTTTGCATTTGCTATTTCTTGATTACGTGTTCTTAAATCTTCTTTTCTCCTATCAGCTTCTCTTTGAATATCTTGCAATTGTTGAGAAAATTTATCTTTTGGAGTATCTCTTCCTATTCTAGCAATACCAACTTCCGCATCTTCAATTTCTCTTAAGTATCCAAGTCTTTCTTTTTCTTTTTGGAGAGCTTGATCTCTTAAAGTTAAATTTGCCCTTAATATATCTCTTTCGGTATTAAAATAAAAATCTTGTTGTTTTTTGATTGAGGTATTCAATGAGTCTAATGCATTTTGCCTTGCTTTTTCTGCAGAAGCTTTTTTTGCATAATCGACTTGCTTGCCCATTATATTGAGCATTGTTTCGAGAACAATATTGGAAGCTCCAATGGTTTGTAATTTTTCTTGTTCTGCTTTAACCAGCTTTTCTTGACTTTCTATTTGCTCTTTGCTTGCATTCCCTTCGCTAATTAATTTCTCTAAAATTTGTTTCTTTGTGTTTAATTGTTTTTCAATTTCTTTGGTTTGCTCTTCTGAATTTTTTCTAATAGGAATTAATAAATCATTAAATTCTTTTATTGCTTGATTTGATTCTTCTAAAGAGTTTGCATCTATTATTTTCTGAAATCCTCCTTTAAGCTCCGCTCTTCTTGGTTCAGTTAAACTTGAACCAGTCATTCCTAAATATTTATCTAAAGTTTCGCGACCTCTTGTTGTCGTAATATTTTTGATTTCGGACTGCAGTCTTCTTTGTTCTTCTAATTGCTTTAATTCTAAATCGATAGAACTTCTTCTTGCTTCCGTTGTTGAAAGCAAATCTTTTTCGATTGACAGCATGTTCTCTCTTGGAGTTATTCTATTTAATTCTAACTGCTTTAATTTTGTTTGAATGTCTAATTCTTCTTTTAAGAAATTTGCACTAACAAGCATTGCTTCTTGACGAACTGATTCGGCATAAGCGGCTTGTTGGGCTGGAGCCACTTGTTCTTTTATATATTCTGCAATCAATTTGGCATATTCAACTTCATTCAATTTGAGAGTAACTTTTTCTTTTGTATTTTGATTTATAAAATCTTCTTCTCTTTTAATATCTTGTAGCAATTTTTTTCTTTCTTTTTCTAAATCGACATTACTTATAAGATCAAGTTTATTATTTTTAATATCTTGATCGATAGAGGCGAGTCTATCATATTTATCACTTAATCTACCTTTAGCTTCAACTGCTGCTTGCTTAATTTCTGGAGTTTTTATTTCGTATGTTGCTTGCTTTTGAAGTTCCGTTAATCTTTCGACTAACATTTCAATACTTTTAGATTGAATTTCAGTATTTGTTGGATTTTGATTTCCTTCTGTAGTTAACTGTTGAGTTGCTTGTGGAGCAATAACGTTACCTAGTTTTTCCAGCAACGCCTTTTGTCCATCAGTAGTTAATTTAGTTGAATTTACTAATTCTTTTAAATTTCCAAAAGTTTTAAAATCTTCATTTTCTACTATTTTTCCATACAGCATTGAAAGCTTTGACGCTATATCGGTTCCACCAGCAGCGCCTTCTGATATTTTTGAAACTGTTTTTTTCTGTTGTTCAGTTAATTGAATGTTATATTTTTCACTTGCAGTTGTTAAATCTTCTATGAATTTTTCGCTTTTTGCAATAGTCCCATTCCAAATTTGCATCGCAGAATCTACCGCCTTAATTCCCTCATATGCAGCAACTGCGTAACCAGCTCCAGCAGTTATAAAGCCTACTGCTGCCATTCCTCCACCGCCTTTCAAGAATGCACCCGCTTGAGATCCTAGAGATCCTCCGCTTTCTTTTGCGGCTTGTGCCGCTTTTTTTCCAGCCTCAAATCTGCCACTTATTCCACCTTCGCCAGCTATTGAAGTTCCTAAATCTTTTGCTTGAGAAAACAAATATAAAGATTGTCCAGCCCCATTTAAAATTTCAGCTATTTTTTCTCCAGATTTTCCAAATGAAGACATTGCTCCAGTCGCGAATGATAGCGCTGTTTGAAACTTGACTAAATTATATAGAGCATCTTGGGTAGTTTTTGTTTCTTTTTCATTTGCGCCCTTTTTACCTTGAGCATCTTTATTACTTTGGTCAGTATTTTCTTTATTGCTTTCTGTTACTTGCTGTGTGGATTGTACAACATCACTTCCGCTTGAAGTCATTTTATCAAAAACTTGAACTACGGCTTCTCCACTTACTCCAAGATTGTCAGCAATTCTTTTGAAGGCGTCATCAAGATTTAGAGACGAATCTTTTAAATTTTTTAATCCATCTAAAGACTCTTCTATGGCTGCGACGACATCTGGATTTAATCCACCAGACGCAAAGTTGGGCACTCTGCCATCTGGCTCATCACGATTATTAATTACTGCATATCCGTCTGGATTTTGCGGTCCTCGCACGCGAGCATCTTGAACCACCTTAATTGCAGATAATGGCAAACCAGATTCGCTTTGTTCGCGACCTATAGCATCTAAAATAGCTTCTTTTGAAAAATTTGGAATATAACCTCTTGACGCACTTCCTTCTGGCGTACCTTTCCACCGCTTCAAAAACTCTTCCCTCTTTTCACTTTTTCTCTTATCTCTCGCTTCTCTTTTAATCCTATTTAATTCTACTTCAGGCTCTTGAGTTTTTTGTACAAATTTTAGTTGATCTATTATTTCAAATAGATCTATTCCCTCTGGCATATTCAATAAATTGCCAATAATATTATTTGCCAATTCTTTTCCAACTGGAGAGAATTTTTTTGCAGCCTCCATTAACCTTTTTATAAAAGGATCATTTCTGGTTACTGTTCCATCACCGTCAACATCTCCAGACGCAAAATTTGGCACGTATCCTACTGCCGCAGTTTTTGTCGGAGCATAAGTCTGAAGCGACTTTTCAAAATTTATATTATCCCAATCAGAAACTCCAAAATCTCTTAAAGTCTCCAAAATAGTTCTTAGATTTTCAAATTCAGCATCATTAACAACAGCCATTTTCTTTTTAGCTTTGTTATATGCAAAATTAGATTTTATTTTCTTTGCAAGAAATGGATTTTTTTCAGCTAATTTATTTAATTTATTTTCAATTCCGTATTCACCCTTCCAGCCTGTGATGAATGCAGTGCTTGTTCTGCCGTATTGATCCTCTTTGGTTTTCTCGTAAGAACCATATGGATATTCGCTTTTCGCAATTATTGAAAGAACGTCAGAAGCATTAAATTTAGTTTTGTAGAACGTTGAATCTTCTCCTTCAGATGGGCGTTTTTTAGGATCATTTAAAATAATTCTATCTAATTTAGATTTACCAACTCTTTTTAAATTTTCTGGAGTTTGCAAGGGCATGACAAATCTTCTTTCTTGTTGAAGTTGATCAACTTTTAATTTATCTGGCAAAAGCAAGTTTCCATATTGATCTATATCAACACTCTTTCCTAAAGCTAAAAATTCTGCATCGTCTCGACCTATTGTAGTCATGATTGCAGATACTTTAGTCTTTAATCTTTTTGTTAATTCATCTATAACTACTGGCCTGAACTGAGTAACTAACTTTGATATTTTGCTTTGTTCATCTGGACTATTGATCGAACGAACACCAGCACTCGCTTTCGTTTGGAAAATTTGAGTCCAGACATCTTGCATGTTTCTATTTTTTGCAATGATATCAAATATTTGTCCAAGTTTTTCGTATTTTAATTCTCTCGCAAAACCACTGACTTCTCCAGTTACAGCTCTATTTTCGTCTGATTTTACTTCTGGCATTTGGCCAAAAGCAGTTTTGTTGGTTTTACCAGTTTTATAACTGGTAAATGCAGACATTAATTTCGCATAATATGCCTTATCAAGATTTCCATCATTTCCAAGTAAATGATAATTCGGCCCTAAAATGGAAGCCGCCATATCATTTTTAATTTTATTTATGTCTAAATTCTCATTAACTTTTGTTCCAGCTAAATCTGTGGTATATGATTCATTGCCACCAAGTCTGTTTTTTAACTGCTCTATTGTTGCGCCTTTTACTCGATCACCAATTGTCATTACTGGTGCATTTTTCAATTCTCTTATTGCAAAATTGGGAACATAACCTTCTGCAGCCGTATTTAAATTATAATTAGATTCGTAAACAGTAAAGTCAATATCTTCCAATAAAGAATCTAAATCATCACTTTTTTTATTTCCCTTTTTTCCCTTTCCTTCAGATCCCAAAAATGCTAAAACTTTACTATTCGCTTCAGATTGAGTGAGCGCAGTTTTTCTTGCTTTTATTTCAACTAACTTTTTTCTATCCCTGCTGTGGAAATCAATTCCAGCATTAAAATCTTCTACCTTTACATAAGAAGTTAATTTATCTTTAAATTCTTTTTCTGCAATCGCTCCCTGTAAATTACTTTTTAATCCACCTAGAGAATTACCTTTTATTTTGCGATCTAAAATTTTGTTATATTCAAATTTGTCGCTTAAATAAGAACCGTAAGTATTTTGAATATATGAATAATCGCCTTTTTCTCTTGCGGATTTAATTAATTTATCTGCTTGGTCTCTATAAGTGATTGCATTTTTTTTATTTTTTTCTCTTTTGATTTTTACATTTGCCGATTGTAAATAATCATCAAATTTTTCAGAACCATCATCATAATAAAATCCTAAATTGCCACCACCTTTACCACCCTTTTTAAGGGCAGAAATTTTTGTTTTGGAAAAATTTGGAACATATCCTTCGGATGCAGTTTTTGCTTTTTCTTCAACTTTGCCTTTTGCATCTTCTTTAGAAATTGATGCTGACTGATTTAACAGTTTAGCTTTTAAAACTTCACCACCTGGTTGAGAAAGTTGTTGTATAAATTTTGTGCCCAACTCGTCATTTAAAGCTTTTTCGGAAGATTTAATTTCAACATATTCCCAAAACTTTTTAGGCAATCCATACTGTTCTGCAATGTCTGGCTTCAATCCATAAATATCGAATCTACTATTTGAGTCGTTGAAAAACTGACCAAAATTTTCATCTTCAGCAGACATGTTGGCCATTTTGAGCATCGTCTCAAAAAATGTACCAGCCATGCTATCATTGACTAAATTAAAATTTTTGCCCCTGTTCATCATCAACTGCATTGTTGCAGTTGGCTTTATGCCCAATGAACTTAGTTCGTCTTTTATGAAAGTTCCTATTTGAGGACTTAGAGCTTCGTTTGCCTTTTTAAGAAAATGATTTTTTATATCTTCTTCACTTGCTTCAAGCGAATCTAAATTTTGATCACGCCTTCTATAAATATTTCCAACACTTACATTTTTAAAATTAAGTTTAGAATATTTTGATAAGGCTTCAATTAAAGCTGGATCTTTTGTTTCGCTTAACAATTGCGGAGTTAATTGCTTACCCCTTATCCCTTTTGATCCAGTTCCTCCTATTGTTAAACCCGCAAACGAATAAGCATTTGCATCAATATCTAAACTTTTTTGTACGTCTGCAAAATTTGGAACATATCCAGAAGCTGAAAATAAAGTTGGTTTTCCAGTTCTAGTTTTAGAATAAGATGGAACTACAAAATCTCCCATTGGAGTCTTATAAACAGACTCCATTGAGTTAACTATCATTGTCCCTCGACCTTCCGTTGGGCCAAAATTAAAGTTGGAAATTTCTTTTATAGAAGCGCCAGCTGGAGCTTCTTGCATCTCCATTTTTCTAGCAGTATCTTTAGACATGTATCCACCAGCGGCAGTTTTCGCTTTAACATTTTTTGTGCCTTCTGTAGTTAACCTAATTCCTCCCTCATAAACTGAAGGTCCAACTTCCTTACTAAGTTTCGACATTCTTTCTAATGTCGCAGCTTGCTTCGAATAAAGACCTAAAAGATATTCTGCTTGAGCAGTTTTATTTCCTTCTAATGAAACAATTTTTGTTTGAACGGCAGTGTTTTGAAGCAATAATCCAAGTATAGATTTTTCTATATCTTGTTGTTCTTTTTTTACATTTGTTACGCCAAGTTGATTCTTTAAACTATCAACACCAAATTTTGCAAGATCACCAAAAAGTTTAATTCCAAGACCAGCAATCAAAAGAGCCCCTGGACCAGTAATTACAGAACCAATTCCTTTAACAATTGATTTTCCAATTGTCGCTCCACCTTCTTCTCCACCAGAAATACTTTCATTTAAAGATTCAAGAAATGAAGATGTTTTATTTAAAATAGATCTAAAATCATCAGAAAAAGCAACCTTACCAATAGTTGCCGCAAATTGAGTTCCAGAAGTCGTTAATCTGTCAAATGAAGCTTGAACTGTTTTATTTAGTTCATCTAACTTTTTAAAACCTTGATTTCCAGCATTTGATGATTGTTCCAAACTTCTATTAAATGTGCCATTTGCATTTGATATATCGTTAAGCAATGCGGCTAATTTATCAATTTGAAAACCACCACCGATCTTAATTAAAAGACCTTTTCTAGTTGCTGAATCTAAATTTTGAAATTCATCCGCAAGTTTTTTAATGATAGTTGTAGCGGGAAGAATGTCGCCACTGACATCATTTACTGCAATTCCCAAATTTCTGATATAATCGAGATTTTCAGTTGTTTGAACCCTTTGAAAAATTGTTTTTAAAGCGTTACCAATTACAGCTCCACCACGCGCAGTTTTTTCTTGGAGTGTTGTAATTAATGCTGTTAATTCGTCGAAAGAAACTCCAGCCTCTTGGGCTACCGAAGCGGAACGGGAAATACCTTCAATCAAATCTCTAGAACTGACTGCAAACTTAGTATCAACTGCAGCTAATTTATTTACTACAGTTTCGTAATCTAATCCAACTTGATTAAATGACAAAACAGCAGCCGTAAGACCCTTTACGGCCTCTGCTGCATCCAAGCCAGTAGTTCTTGTCAATACTAGCGCAGCTTTTGCTTTCATCAAGGAATCTTCAAGAGTTCCACCTTGACGAGCAAATTCTAACGTAGCCTCAGACGCTTGTTTAAAAGACAGTCCAGTAGATCTGGCGACCTCAAATATTCCTTTTCCCAATCTTTCCAAATTGCCACTTGTTTCTCCAGTAGCGACTTGAATTTCTTTAAGAGAAGCTTCAACTTGAGTACTAGCAATAACTATATTTTGAAAACTTTTTGCTACAGCATTTAATACACCAACAGAAGCTCCGAACGCAAGTACGCGAGCGTTTGCAGCTTCCATTGATTTTGAGAATTCATCAGCTTGGCCAGTGATTCTGCCAAGAGGGGCACTGATCTTTTCAAGACCTTTAGAATCTATAGTTGGACGTATAACTACAGTAGCCTTACGCGCAGCGTTGGCTATCTGCGATTCCATTTGCGTTGTGTCCGCTCCTACTGATAAACGAATATCTTCTGCCATTCCTTAATCCTTTATATTAGTTACACAATAAATAAAAAAACCCGCCTCTTTTGAAGGCGGGTTTTTTATAATTTTAATTTCTACTTATTAGTAACCCCACTGACCGCTCAACACATCAGTATAAGATCCAGAAAGATAGATACCATTGTTTGTATCTGTAGGACCACCGACTTGAGTTTGGAAAACTAAATCAACAGTTTTATTTGCTCCAATGCTTGAAGAGAATGACTCGCTCTGCAATTGAGAACCTTTAAACTTGAAGATTAAGGCTTTTGCTGTTGAACCAGGTTTACCGATAGTCAATGATATTTCTCTCTTTGAGTTATCATCTAACATTTGAGCCAAACTCTTAGTTTGAACTTCGTTCAATACTGCGCTAACATTTAATGTGGCGACGATTGGGAAATCAACAACCCTAGCAAATGCGAATCTTGAACCCAATCTTTCGATTGGAGTACGACTCAATGGAAGAGTTATTGAAGCTGTTTGTACGTTGATGCCGTTTGCACCTTCGAGAACTGCAATTGGAGCGCCAGTTGCATTTACTCCAGTATAATCGCCAAAGCTTAAAGTAATATCGCCTGGACGTAGAGCAGAAACGTAATTAGTACCAGTAGCTTCTACTGGGCTTGGAATTCTGCCAGTGAATGATAATTCGGAGCCACCTACTGGGTCAATTGTTGGAGAAAGAACGAAATTTCCAGTAAGCGTTCCTGTTATCATTCCAGTTGAAACTGGACCACTTCCAGTTCCAGTTCCATAAAGATCAATTAGACCTAAAACAGAAGAAGATTTTACGTTTAAGCCTTCAATTGTGACCGAAGCAGTAGGAAGATTTCCAACGCTTGCATTGAACGTATAATTACTTAAATATCCATTTCCAATCGCAATCGCAGCTTTTCCAGAAAGCGCATAGTCTCCAGTAAGTGTATTTAAATCTGAACCTTCTTCCGAAGTAATGATATAAAAATTTTGTCCACTAGAACCAGCCATTTGACCAGAAGCAAAATTAGCTTCAATAGTTGAACCGTATCCAGTTATCGTTCCAGTTGCAGTTCCAGTTCCATAGAGAGGCGCGTCAATAAAACTTTGCACATAAAATCCTAAAGCTTTTTCATTATATCCATCGGTAGGATAATATGTAAAATCTAAAGAAACAGTTGGACTTTTAAGAACCAAAGAGTCGATACGCGCTAATTGACCAAATTGGTTAACATCTTGACGTTCAATGCTAAAGTTATAATTAGCACTTTGGACCCTTCTTAATTGAGCGTGTTCGCCCGAAGCAGTAGAATTAATGTTCTTACTAACATAAAGAGCTTCACTTTGATAAATTACGCGATTACGTGCCATATGATTAAAAAATTATTTGTTAGATTTTACAGTAGTCCTATCAGATTGTGAAAATTTAAACTACGATCTGTACCTGAATATTGATAAATCAAAATCAATAAATCCTATATACAAGTCTTTCAATAGATTTTGTTTTAACTTGTCAGAGAGTTTTGAAGTATAAACTTCTTTAACAAATATCTCTTTTGGATATGTTGATTTTATATCTTCGTAAGAATAATATCCAGTCTTGAGACTTGAATATTCGTTAAATGGATGAGATTCAAATTCAATAAGCGTAACATTCTCATTATATGAATCAGCAAAAATAGACAGCACAGTATCCAGTTCGTAACTATTGTTTGCGATAATAGTTGCCCTTGCTTTTGTTAATGTCTCATTCATTCCACCAAACGCAAAAGGTTTATTTTTCATACTATCATTCGACATATAAATTGCTGGAATTTTTTGTTCGTAAGGTTGATAGTAATCAGTATGGACGTTTGAAACGCTTTGATTTATTTTTTCTTGTACATTTAGTACGATATTTTCCTCAGTATCATTTGTATAATAAAAATTTATATCTTTAACTGTAAATTGTCCAGTAACACTATTGCCAGTAGCCATGCCGCTTGCGATAAATCTTCCATTGTCGAAATCCAGCATGTATTTATCTTTTTGAAAAGGCACAAAATTACCACTAACATACAAACCAGACGGCACATAAACATTCGGTAAAGAAGAATCATAAACCATCTGCTTGTATTGACTTCCAAAACTTTCATACATTGCAGGAAGTCTATCGTCCGCATAATGGGTAAAAGCGCCAGTTTTTATAGAATAAGCTTCTGATTTTTTCATAAAGAAATTCTCAAACCAAAGCAAATAAGATGTTGCGAGTTTATGTTGGAATTGAGGTTTCATTATTCGAACGAAGTTACTTCTGTAAATATATTTTTACTCTTCTTTCCTAGAGAAGAGAACTTTGTTTTATATTTTTTTAGCAAAGTGCTAATGTATTGAGTTGGATTGTATCTTGCAGATGGAGATACTTTTTTACTTGATTGAATTGCCGTTCCAGATCTAGAGTCTTCAAAAGCCTTTAAAGCTTTTATGCCAGCTTTTTGAACTGAAAGATAAAAATTTAATCCAGAAATACCAGATTCAATTCCTTTAGCCCAACTTCTTCCATCCGCCCAAGGCATGGGCGTAACAGCCCAAATATCGTCTGGAGTTGGAATTTTAATATATAAAAAAAGATCATTTCCATTGAATCGCAAATCTATTCTTGTTGCATTTAATAAATCTAAGACTGGGGCGATTGGATCTTCTGGATAATCAAAGCCTATAAATGAATATAAATTCCCATATCCAACCAAAGTCTGACTGTAATTTTGAGCTGTATTTTTTTCTGATAATTCTCTTGTTACTGGATGTCTCAAGAAATCAGCTATCATTTCTTGCTTAATTTTTTGTGCAGTTTTTTCAATATCTTTATTCTTGTTCTTGGCAACTTTGACTGCAGCATTTTGCATTTTTTTTCTCAAAGCTGAACTGATTTTAATTTGATTTGCCATTAGTTTTCAAGAGGTATTAATAAAAATTTATAATACTGAGGCCCAAACATCCCCTCTGGCTTTCCAGGACTTTTTATTGCAAAAGTTTTGCCATCTAACTCTACTGTTTTTGCATCTTTTATATAATTGTAATCTTCTTCATTTACCTTTATATAAACAGCACCTTCTGGAATAACAATTTTTTCCTGAGATTTTTCTTGATAGAAATTAGTTTGATCAAACTTTTCATACTTAATTCTTGCCATTACGGTTCTGGAAACTTGCGTCAATTGTTGACGACCAGCATTTACGTTTGTTTTATATATTGCGTTATATTCGCTTGTTGTAGCAATTGCCACTTTCTGACCAAACTTGTAAACAGTAATCTCTCTTGCAAAAGTATCATGAATTCGATCAATGATATCTTTGATATTATTTTTCTGATTTTCTGTTAAAAAGCCTGACATATTTATGTTTACACTTTTAAATTTATTATAAAATAGGTACAAGGTATGAACGCAAAAGAATCTTTAGCAAAGAAATCATCAAAATCAATCAGTCAACTTTTTAAGCAATATTTAATGCTTATTGAAGACTTGAAATTCGAACACGAACAACAAGTTTCTAAAATCAAACAAAATATTCCAAAAGAATATCACGGATACGTAGACGCCTCGAATTACTTTACGGAAGCAAAAATGGCTTGGCTTAGAAAAAGAGTTTTAGATATCGGAAATGAAGCGGTCCGATCAAATGATGATAATCTGCAAGATTTTAGTGTAAGTTTCGTATTTAAAAATTAATATAACTTAAGGAATATGGAATCAAAAAATTTATATAGTTTTACTCTTTTTTCGGAAAAAGAAAACACATTAGAAGAAAAAAGAATTGACGAACAAACAAAAGAAGAAATCATTGTAATGAAAAAGGTAGTCGAAAAAGTACCTTTTGAAGTTTTGTTGAGGAAGCCAACTCGCCGCCAAATCGAAGAAGCTGATTTGGAATACAGTGTCGAAATGAGCAAATGCATCAAAAAAGGCATTCTCACAAAAGCCATGTTAGCTAAGAAGTATTCCGATACTGGCGGAATGCTTTCTGAAAATGAATCAAGGAAACTCGTAGATCTATACAAGAAAATCTATGATCTTCAAAATGAGAACATTCGTCTAGAAAGTTCCACCAAGAAGAAAGAAAATAAAGAAAAGATTGACGCAGTTTTAGAAGATCTCACAAAAACCCGTAAAGAAATTATTGATATTGAATCTAACTATCGATCCTTATTCGACCACACTGCAGATTCAAAGGCTCAAAATAAATTACTACTTTGGTATATTTTAAATTTGACTTATGTCAAACCTGATGGAGAAGATAAGGAGAAGCCTTATTTTCAAGGAGAGGAATTTGAAGACAAACTTCAAAACTTTTACGCGAAAGAAGAATCTCCAGATGAACACTATAGCGTTATCTCCAAAAAGGTTTCAACACTAATAGCGTTTTGGTTTTTTAATCAAGCCTCGACAAAAGAGGACTTCGAAGATCTTGATAAAAAAATAGAAGCTGGTGAACTATAATCCATTATCTAATAGCCTAATAGATATATTCGATGGAAGGACAGCCTTTGACCTTAATGGTCAAAGGTTGTTTTTTCGTCATTTTACGATTCGCGATCAGAATTGCATAGGAGTCTTTTATGAAAAATATAAAAAGATCGCTATAAAAAGAGGAATAGAAACTGAAGAGCAGATCTACAAAAGACTTAAAGATGATGGAGATTGGTCTGGGGACGATGATTTAAAAATATCAGAATTAGAAAATTACGTTTCTAATCTAAAAAAGACGAAAGAAAAACTCTTTCTTCCATCACAGAAAGAAGCTCATCAAAAAACAATCAATGAACAACAAAGCCAATTGAACTTCCTTCTTTCAAGAAAGAATGAATTGGTTGGAACTAGCGCGGAAACTTACGCCAACAAAATGGCAAACGAAGAATTTTTGCGCACATTAATATATAAAGACATTAATTTAAAAGAATTAAAATACTCTGATGAAGATTTCGGCAGTTTAACTTCTGATGAAATTTCAGAACTTAGTAAAACTTACTTTCGTATTTCAAGCGACTTGTCAGATTTAAATATTCAAAGTATAGTATTGCAAGATTTTTTTAATATCTATCTTTCGGCTTGCGAAAATCCATATCATTTTTTTGGTAAATTCATTCATGAGTTAACGGCTTATCAAATGAAGCTTTTGCTATATGGAAGAATATTTAACAACATCTTTCAATATCACGACGATATTCCTGACAATATCAAAAAAGATCCTCAAGCTATTTTTGATTTTGTTGACTCAAAGAAAACTAGAGAAAATTTCCAATCCCAGAATAAAGATGGCGCAACGGCCATCTTTGGAGCAACATCTAATGATTTAGAAATTCTAGATCCATCGGCTAGAAAAGTTTCTCTTTCAGAAGAAATTAAAAAGAGCGGCGGATCTTTAAATATGGAACAGATGATGAAATTAATGGGACAATAATAACTTATAAGTTAATTTGAAATACACGAACATGACCAGCGTCAACTTTTGCTCCATTTACATCGTTATAAAACGCTGCAATCGCAACTCTATCACCAGCAGCGTTCATTGAGACAGGCGAGCCAAAAAAATCATTAGCCGCTTCCCCATTAATATTCACTCCCAACTGCGTCCAAGCCGTTCCGTTCCAACTATATATACGAACATGACCAGTATTAGAATATTTACCACTCCCCCCAATCGCGACTCTATCACCAGCAGCATTCATTGAGACTGAGCCCGAATAGTCACCAGCCGCTTCCCCATCAATATCCACGCCCAACTGCGTCCAAACGCCAGATCGCAGTTCATATACACGAACATGACCTCGATTATTTGTAGAAGCTCCTCCTGCATCGTTACTAGTCGATCCAATCGCAACCCTATCACCAGCAGCGTTCATTGAGACAATGCTAGATTCATCACCAGCCGCTTCCCCATCAATATCCACTCCCAACTGCGTCCAAGCCGTTCCGTTCCAACTATATACGCGAACATGTCCTCGATTATTTATAGAAGTTCCTCCTGCATCATTAGTAGGCGCTCCAATTGCAACTCTATCACCAGCAGCGTTCATTGAAACTGAAGAGCCAAAACCATCACCAGCCGCTTCCCCATCAATATCCACACCCAACTGCGTCCAAGTACCAGATTGTAGTTCATATATACGAACATGACCAGCGTCAACTTTTGTTCCGCCTACATCATTCAATACTGCCCCAATCGCAACCCTATCACCAGCAGCGTTCATTGAGACTGATCTGCACCAATCATTAGCCGCTTCCCCATCAATATCCACACCCAACTGTGTCCAAGCCGTTCCATTCCAACTATATATACGAACATGACCAGAATTAGAACCATTGATTCCATCGTTTAGCTGCGCTGCAATTGCAACTCTATCACCAGCAGCGTTCATTGAGACTGATATGCCAAACCAATCATTAGCCGCTTCCCCATCAATATCCACACCCAACTGCGTCCAAGTATCAGATTGTAGTTCATATATACGAACATGACCAGCGTTAACTTTTGTTCCGCCTACATCGTTAAAAGTTCCTCCAATTGCAACCCTATTACCAGCAGCGTTCATTGAAACTGGTCTGCCAGATTCATCACCAGCCGCTTCTCCATCAATATCAGATCCTAACTGATATATTGCTATTCTATTACCGATTACATAATCATAATATATACGAACATGGCCAGAATTAAAGCCATTTCCATCGTTATATTGTGTCCCAATCGCAACTCTATCACCAGCAGCGTTCATTGAGACTGAATAGCCAGATTGATCGCCAGCCGCTTCTCCATCAATATCCACTCCCAACTGCGTCCAAGCCGTTCCGTTCCAACTATATATACGAACATGGCCAGCAGTAAGACCATTTCCATCGTTATAATGTGCCCCAATCGCAACTCTATTACCAGCAGCGTTCATTGAGACCGAAATGCCAAATTGATCGCCAGCCGCTTCTGCATTAATATCCACTCCCAACTGCGTCCAAGCCGTTCCGTTCCAACTATATACGCGAACATGACCAGCATCAACGCCATTTCCATCATTCAATACTGCCCCAATCGCAACTCTATTACCAGCAGCGTTCATTGAAACTGAAGTGCCAAATTGATCGCCAGCCGCTTCTCCATCAATATCCACTCCCAACTGCGTCCAAGCCGTTCCGTTCCAACTATATACGCGAACATGACCAGAACTAGAACCATTTCCATCGTTACTCCAAGCCCCAATCGCAACTCTATCACCAGCAGCGTTCATTGAGACTGAATCGCCAAATTGATCATTAGCCGCTTCTCCATCAATATCCACTCCCAACTGCGTCCAAGCCGTTCCATTCCAACTATATATACGAACATGACCACCGTCAACTTTTGTTCCGCCTACATCATTACCCCAAGCCCCAATCGCAACTCTATCACCAGCAGCGTTCATTGAGACTGAATAGCCAAAACGATCACCAGCCGCTTCTGCATTAATATCCACTCCCAACTGCGTCCAAGCCGTTCCGTTCCAACTATATACGCGAACATGACCAGCATCAACGCCATTTCCAGCGTTATAAATCGCTCCAATCGCAACTCTATCACCAGCAACGTTCATTGAGACTGACAAGCCAGACCAATCACCACCCGCTTCTCCATCAATATCTACCCCCAATTGCGTCCAAGCCGCTCCATTCCAACTATATATACGAACATGGCCAGAAGAAGAACCATTTCCATCATTCAATATTGCCCCAATCGCAACCCTATCACCAGCAGCGTTCATTGAGACTGAATAGCCAAAATAATCAGCAACCGCTTCTCCATCAATATCTTGCCCTAATTTTAAAAACCTATTCTTTCCTAAAGAAACAAAGTCTCTTTTCGTATCTAAATTATTAAACTTTTTAAAAAATGACATATTCTTAATATTTTAAGAAAAGAATCCCAAAGACCCAAATATGCGAAATGAATTACTTCCCGTTTTGAATGTAGTTATAGAATAAACATTAGTTGCATTTGGAACTCCAGATGGAGTGCCTCCACCACCAGCCCATATTACAGATCTTGCAGTTCCATCTATATTTACACCAGTTAAGGCGAAACAGCTTGCGCCGTTAACATGCGCGAAACTTACGGATAAACTATTATTTAATGGTAATAAATTATTAAAAGTACAAGAAGCATTACCTCTTAAATTTATATAAAAATTAGAACTTGAATTGCCAGTATAAAATAAAGTAGAATTGGGTATAACATCAAAATTAATTAAATTAGTATTGATAATACTGGAAGATGTAAAGCTTTCATAAATAGTATTGACTCCGCTAGATCCACCGCCACCACCAAATGTTCCCGTCTGACCCGTAGTAACATAGCAATTGCGTGCATAACCAGTCGTTTCGTATACGCCCGTCTGACCCGTATTCACGAAACAATTGCGTGCATAACCAGTCGTTTCGAATATGCCAGTTTCCGAACATAAAGCAAAAACTCCAGATTGTATTTTACTCGCCTCAATTCCCGCACTACCAGATATATCAGAGTTAGTTATTAAACTAGCTCTGCTTTGCATTATTCCATTAATTACTTTAACTAATCCCGAACCACCAACGCTTGGAACAGTAGTATGAACGTGAGAAGGAGTATTGCCACCAAAGTAAAAAGTTATTCTTTTATGGTTAGCCAATGCTTTTGCTAGATATCTTATGTATAATCTATCTGTAGAAGTTATGGTTGTTTGTGGCAATACAACTGACCCTATATATTGAGCAGTAACAGCACCATCATAAGTATAAATATCATCAGAACTTGCTATTAATGTCGCAGTAGTAGTTGCGCCATCGTATTTATATACTTCTAATTTTACAATTGTTTGTGTTGAAGTGTTGCTAGATGCCCAGAAATTAAAATCAAATAAACCAGCTGGAATTGTAGAAATATTTGGGTCCAAGACATCAGTAATAAAACCAACAACTCCAGTATAATTAGCAGTTGGCAAATCTGGAGTTTGGAATGAGAATTGACCAGTTATTCCAGACCTGCCTAATTCATAAGCTCCAGAAATTGTATGCGGAAGATTTCCAGTAGGAAGATCCGCAGCAACCCTTTCATTGAAGTAGTAAACCAATCCGCCACCGCCATTGCCACCAGCAGCAATATCGCCTGGAACCCAAGATGTACCATTAAATTGTAAAGTTTGGCCATTTGCTGGAGTCGCAGTTGATACTGGATATCCTTGCAATTGGCAGATCAATGCATTATTAGTGCCAGCCACAATGCAAATGTCTCCAGTGATTGTGGGAATTTGCGAAGATAAAAGATATCCACTATTAATAGTTGCAAAATTACCCGTCTGCGAGGTAGTCACAAAACTACCAGTTTGATCTACAAAGACGTAATCGCCAGTAGGAGCGAATACGCTGGAGAGATCGCCAGTTTGTGCAGCTGTAACGTAATCGCCAGTAGGAGCGAATACGCTGGAGAGATCGCCAGTTTGTGCAGCTGTAACGTAATCGCCAGTAGGAGCGAATACGCTGGAGAGATCGCCAGTTTGTGCAGCTGTAACGTAATCGCCAG